AGCGCATCTACGACACCTTGTTCCAAGATGTTGCTCCGCTGCTGGCGCAGGTGCCTACTCACTGGCTGACGACCACCTCTGACTTCACTGTCGAGAAGGTCGGCGGTCTTGATTGCGACCTGCCGTTCAAGTTTGCTACGCCCCAGCCGTGGCCCCGTGACTTCGTTGCTTCAGAGTTGGCACTTAAGTCGCGGAGTTATTACCCAAACCACATCTCCCTGAGGAGTCACCTCACTTGGGGTGAGTTCCATGCCGAGGTTGCGGCGTATCAGGGTCGGATAAAAGCAGCGCAGGAGCGGCGCTCTGAGTTCATCGCAATGGTCAAGCAGGTCATCGAGGCATACGCTACGCTGGCCCCAGCACTCAAGGCATGGCCCCCACTGTGGGACTTGATCCCCGAGGATGTGAAGAACAAGCACCGGCAAGTTGTGGAGCGTGAGAAGAAGGAGGTCAAGCTCGAAGTTGATCTCAACAAGCTCACTGCCATGAGCACTGCTGCCAAGTTCGGCGTATGACGGTACGCATCGACGAGGAGAAACGCAGGGAGTGGTTGCGCTCCCTGCGCAGATTCAAGCAAGGTGTGCGGCTCCGAGCACGGCTCGGTGTAGTAGCAACCTACTGTCAGCAAGTTGCAGCGCAGCGTAAGGGTTCATCCCAGTGGTCTGCACCTGATTGGGACAATGACAAGTGGGTTACACGCTTGTACACTTCGATCAGAGATGAGGAGTTTCCACCTGAGTTGCTTACCGGCTTCGTCGAGAGCGCGGAGGTTACGTTTCTCAATCCAAAGAGACAACCTACCCCGCAGGACACGATAGACGCTATGAACGATGTGTGTACCCGACTGAGCAAGCGACTTCGACAGAAGTTCGGAGTGTTCCTATGAAGTGCCCAGTGTGCAGCACATGGGTGCTGGTTAAGGAAAGCCGTCAGCGGCCTGACAACACCATGTATCGGCGTTACGAGTGCGCCAACCTACACCGCTTTGTGACAACAGAGCAGGTGGTCAGAGTCATCAAACCAAAGGAACCAAAGCATGGAGGAAGATGACAAACATCCCAGTGGTATGTCTCTTGCCCGGTGGAACTGGCCCTTCAAGACACCAGAAGAACAGCAACTTGCTGCCAAGTGGTTTGCGCAAGAGGCACGACGCCAACGCAAACAACAACTCAACGATAGTGAACCCGCACCATACTAAGGAGGTCAGCATGACTAAATCAAAACGCATCATCCAGCATTTCGTCAAGAACCCAACGGCATCTGTGAAGGAGGCGGTACTCAAGTTCCGCGTCACCGAGCCGTACATCTACGCCCTACGCAAACGGGCTATGCACCAAGCACAGGAGGAATTGTCCAAGCAAATCCTCGGCCCTCAGATAACGCACTACGACGAGGCCGCTGTGACTATGGCTCCCACTGCCAACGACAGACAAGTTGGGGGTGACCACTACAAGTCGATGAGTGTGCAGCCGTGGGATGTCGTGGACACATGGCCCCGTGACCAGCGCATTGGCTACTACCGAGGCGGCGCACTGAAGTACCTGATGCGTATGGGTAGCAAGGACGAGTCACCGATTGAGGTGGCGAAGGGTCAGCACTACATCCAGAAACTTCTTGAGGTACTCAATGAGCAACAGTCCAACGCAGCCGAAAAGTAACCCTGTCACGGGTGGAAGCATCGTCAACAGTAGCCTGTACGGCTCAGTGACAGTTCCGAACGACAGGACAATGACGCTACACACGACCAGCAGCGGCGGTGGCCCGTTCGGAGGCAGCGGATCACTGACACTCATGAACAACAGCAATGAGCATGAGCAACTGTCGGTCGAAGATATCCGCATGTTCAAGGATATGTGTGGGTTGCTGGAGTACATCGCTTCTGTCGATCCCAAATTTAAGGAGTACATGATGGCCTACAAGGCGAAGAAAAGGATACTGGGATGAGCAAGTCGATCACAGTCTCAGTCAGCCACAGCATCTCCCATATGACGGATGACATCGCCGTACGTATATCCAACGATTTGGCGCAGAAGATCAACCGTAAGGCACTGGATGAGGTGTGCGCCCATCTGTTCGCTGCCGACGTGGAATGGGTGCGCGATACCTTTGAGGTTATTCTGCGCGACCCAGCAATCCAAGACCGTGTGGTAGCCATCCGGGCAGCGCGAAGAATAGGAGCGAAGTGATGGCAATGGACATCGTGACCATCGACTTTGAAACCTACTACGACCAGCAGTTCAGCTTGTCGAAGATGACCACCGAGTCCTACATCCGTGACCCGAGGTTCGAGATCATCGGAGTAGGGATCAAGGTCAACGACTACCCCACTGACTGGTACAGTGGGGACAACCCCGGCAAGTTCCTCAAGTCTCTGGACTACAGGAACCGGGCGATCCTATGCCACAACACAGCGTTCGATGGGGCGATCCTGTCGTGGCACTTCGGTATCAAGCCGAGGCTCTGGCTGGACACGCTGAGTATGGCGCGACCTCTGCACAACGTCACTGTGGGTGGCTCCCTTGCCAAGCTGGTGACGTACTATGGGCTGGGTAAGAAGGGCGACGAGGTAGTGGCTGCACTGGGCAAGCGCAAGGCTGACTTCACCGAGGCCGACCTCGCTCAGTACGGACAGTACTGCATCAACGATGTGAACCTGACCAAAGCCCTGTTCGACAAGATGAAGGTGGGCTTCCCACCGAGCGAGTTGTTGGCGATTGATCAGACGCTACGCATGTACACCGAGCCAGTGATCGAACTGGATGTGCCGCTGCTGGAGGCTCACCTTGAAGAAGTACGTACCCGCAAGCGCACCCTGATCCGTGACCTTGGACTCAGCGGCGTGAGCGAGGAAGCACTGACCAAGATGCTGATGAGCAACGACATCTTTGCCAAGTACCTTCAGAACCTTGGGATCGAGCCACCGCGCAAGATCAGCACGACCACCGGCAAGGAGACATGGGCCTTCGCAAAAACCGACAAGGGCATGACCGACTTGCTGGAACATCCTGACGAGCGTGTGCAGGGCGTGGTCGCTGCCCGACTGGGGGTCAAGTCCACCATCGAGGAGACGCGCACCGATGCACTTATTGGTGTGGCGGGGCGGGGCCGCTTGCCCATCATGCTTAACTACTATGGGGCGCACACAGGTCGCTTCTCGGGCGGCGACAAGCTCAATCTCCAGAACCTGCCAGCGCGTGGGAACACAACGATCCGGCGGGCACTCAAAGCACCCACAGGGGAACTTGTTATAGCGTGTGACTCATCGCAGATCGAGGCTCGTACCGTGGCGTGGGTAGCTGGGCAGGAAGACTTGCTTGAAGCGTTCCGTGAGAAGCGTGATGTGTACTCTGAGTTTGCCTCCGAGGTCTATGGTCGCAAGATCACCAAGGCTGACAAGGTGGAGCGGTTCGTCGGCAAGACCTGTGTGCTTGGGCTGGGCTACGGCATGGGCGCAGAGAAGTTCCGTCGGACACTGGAGATCGGACAGGCTGGCATCAGCGTGAAGATCGACATCAACGAGGCCGAGCGGATCGTGCGACTGTATCGACAGAAGAACTGGAAGATCGTGCAGTTCTGGCAGAAGTGTGGCAACGCACTGAAGGACATCCTGTACGGTAGCGAGAACGAGTTGCATCCGCAGGTGCGCTACGACAAGCGCGGTATCCGTCTGCCCAATGGGTTCTACATCCAGTACCCTGCGCTGCGTGAGACAGCCGGTGGGTTCATGTACATCTCGGATGCCCGTACCTACCAGAAGGCGATCAAGGATCGTGTGCTTACTGGCTCACCCCCTGACGACATCGCATGGACGAAGGTCTACGGTGGCAAGGTGACGGAGAACATCGTGCAAGCACTCGCTGCCATTGTCATCCGTGAGCAGATGGCTGCTGTTGGACAGCACCACCACGTTGCCTTCCAAGTCCACGACGAGATCATCATCACCGCACCGGCCGCAACCGCAGATGCAGCAGAGCAGAAACTTGTTGCTGTAATGTCTACGCCTCCCAAGTGGGCGCCTGACCTACCCGTAGCCTGTGAGTCAGGCAAAGCCCCCACTTATGGAGACACGTGATGAACAACATCAAAGAGATCAAGCGCGAACCCCGCAACCAAGACGCCATCCAACTACTGGAGGGCGTGATGAACCAAGTCAAGGAGAACCCTGATGCGACTGAGGTGTTCCTGCTGGTGAAGATCGGCCCGGACTACCACCGCTTCTCGTCAGGGATCACCGACTTGATGCAGCTTGTATCGACGTTGGAACTGGCGAAGTTCGATGCCTTGCAGCGCATGTCAACCTGATATACACTGACCTTTCCAACGAACCAACCCCGCGAGGTAGTCCCTCGCGGCCCACTGCCATGCGTCTGTCTCACTCATACTCGTCCATCAAACTGTACGAGAACTGTCCGTTGCGGTACTTCCGTCAGCGCATCACCAAAGATGTTGTGGACGAGGGCGGCGAAGCGTCCAAGCACGGGGAACGTATTCATGCGTTCCTTGAAAACCGACTGAAGGGGTCGGGATTGGATGCAGAGATCGCCCAGTACGAACCACTGTGCCAGTCCGTGGAGAAGATCGCCCGAGGTGGGGAACTGCACATCGAGAAGGAGTTGGTGCTGACTGAGAATCTCACACCAACAGGTTGGTGGGATGCTGACGCATGGCTGAGGAGTAAACTTGACGTACTTGTAATCACGGGCAGCGATGCTGTGGTCATGGACTGGAAGACTGGCAAGCGCAACGCCGACCAGTTCCAGATGCAACTGTTCGCAGCGCAAGTGTTCAAGCACTACCCCGAGGTGCAGCGGGTCAAGACTTCCCTCGTGTGGCTCAAGACAATGGAGATGGACACCGAGCGGTACAACCGCATCGACATCAACGTGGTGTGGGCCGAGGTGATGAAGCGCATCCAGCGTATCCACGACTCGCTGGAGCATGACAACTGGCCTGCCCGACCCTCTGGGCTGTGCCGCTACTGCCCCTGCCGACACGACTGTGACTATGCTAGGGTTTGACCTTAGAAAAAAGAACTTGACATCACTGTAAAGGAGCGTAATATGAGCGCATTGACGCCCGAGGGCAAGGTAAAGCGGATGGTGACGGAGGTTCTGAAGAAGTACAGACTGTGGTACTTCTTCCCCGGAAACAACGGGTTTGGCAAGAGTGGAATCCCTGACCTCATCACCATTGTGGACGGTGGCTTTGTGGGTATCGAGGTCAAGGCTGACAAGACCAAGAAGCCCACGGAACTGCAAGTGCGCTGTGGCAAGGACATCCAAGCATCGGGTGGACGTTGGTTCCTTGTGTTCGACGAGGACTCCTGCGCTGAGTTGGAACGATACATACAAGAGAAGGTGGAGTGACATGCTGGTAGTGGAGAAGGCCAAAGCACTGGCCCTCAAACTGAACAACCCTAACCGGGTGCTTGACAGCATCCCGACAGCCAAGCCCTACGAGGTGCGTGGTGTGCCCATCGTGATCACACCGCACCGACTGGACGAGGTGAAGGTGCTGCGCAACCTTGGGATCAAAGCGCCCAGCCCCATCCTGCACTACTACGGCTGGCCCGGACAGTACACACCGTTCGACCACCAGAAAGAAACTGCTGCGTTCCTGACGCTCAACCATCGTGGGCTGGTGCTTAACGAGATCGGCACGGGCAAGACACAGAGCGCACTGTGGGCAGCGGACTACCTGATCCAGACCAAGAAGGTCAAGAAGGTACTCATCCTCTCGCCGCTCAGTACGTTGGAGCGTGTCTGGGGTGACGGCATCTTCACTGGGCTGGTACATCGCCGCTTCGTGGTGCTGCATGGCACGGCTGAGAAACGGCTCAAGCTGCTGCGCACCGAGGCTGACTTCTACATCGTCAACCATGACGGCTTCCCCATCATCAAGGAGGAGTGCCACGGCATGTTCGATCTGGTGATCGTGGACGAGGCGGCTGTGCTGCGCAACCCATCGACGCAGAGGTTCAAGATTTTCCGCCGCTGGATTGACAATAATCCACAAGCACGTTTGTGGTTGATGACCGGGACACCAACACCTAACGACCCGACCGATGCGTGGGCACTGGCAAAGCTGGTGGGTTCTCCCTACTGCACCAAGACGTTCACGGCATTTCGTGAGCAGGTGATGATGAAGATCGGGCAGTGGAAGTTTGCACCCCGGCCTGAGTCTGTGGAGATCGTCAAGCACATCCTGCAACCTGCTGTGCGGTACACCCGTGATGAGTGCTTCGATCTGCCCGACACGATCATCCAGACCCGGCAGGTGGAACTGACTGCCGAGCAGAAGAAGCACTACACGCAGATGCTGCGGCACTTCGTCACGGAGATGGCAGAGGAGCGCAAGACGAGCGGAACCATCACCGCAGTCAACGAGGCTGTGAAGATTCAGAAGCTGGTGCAGATCGCTTGCGGCGTGGCGTATGGCGATGACGGTCAGAACATTGAGATCGACTGCTCTCCACGTATCAACTT